AAAATGGGTTATCTGCTCCAACTTCTACTAAGTCCTCGAAAAGATCATTTGTTGACCAGCCGCTAGAGCTTGTATTTTGATCTTGCACGACTTCAATAGTCGGAGTAGCCCAGAACTTCCTTCTGCCTGTCCAGTGATCGGGGATTTCTATAACAGAAGTGCTAAGAAGCAAGCGAATTTTTGGCTCATCATCATCATCAGATATACCCAACAGAAGCAAGTCTCTAGTCCTTCTTGTCTTGTCTCCAAGATCCTCGTCTTCTGCATCGCCAAATATCTCGTGGTAATAACCTTGCGAGCGCCCTCTGGCTTTTTGCACTTTTTCAATGCCAGTCACCTGAAATGTGATTCCTGAAGACTCAAAATTATTTCCAGCTGCAGGATGGTTATGTACAAAAGGATTGCTGCTGTTATATGGACCGCCGTCGCCAGTTGCGCCAGAACCACGACGAACAGTAAAGCTTGCGCCACTCAACCAGTTGTCAGAACTATCGACAACCGTTACTTCTTGTTCAAGATTAAATACAAATGTTGCACCATTGGCTTTTGCGTAGTGACCATCTGGAAGCCGCAATTTTCTCGCTCGATACTCAAGAGTGACTGTGCGGCCTCCTGCAACATTTTCCTTCTTTACTGCAGTGACTGTTTCCCCTTCTTGCGCTCCTGAGGCATCAGCGCTACCAAACACTGAATGCGTAAACGCACCATTTCGCCCTTCAGTTAATCCACTAGGGTCAGAAAACAAGCCAGTCCGCCGCACACTTGTAACTGAAGTTTGCTCCTCTTCGACATCACTTGGCAAATAATTATCTATAGAGATGCCTGACGGATAATTGTTTTCTCTTGTGGTTTCAGCGAATTCAATGTCATTGAACAATTCTCCGATCTTGTCAATCTCGCTTATGAGGACTTTGCGCCCTTTGGTTACAAGCCTAAAGGTTCCTGCTCCGCCAACGCTTACGTTTTCATCAATACTATCTTTAGAGTCAGCGTCTAGCTGAATTAGCTTTTCCTCTTCTCCAACAGACCTCAACTCAGCAGTGGCCCTTGGCACAAACTTGTATTCATACTCTGTTGAAGGTTCTGGATGCCTGAAGCGCAAGAAGTTGTACTGCCTGACAGGCTTATTGCCTGTGATAACAAAAATTGTAGGCTCGCCAGTGCTTGCCTCAACAATAGGGGAAAAAGCAAACTCATTGTTGCTTGAGTCGAGCCCAGCCTTGCGAATATAAACGCTAAAGGCAGAGCTTCTTTTGACTGAAGTTGAAATTGTTCCAGACTGTATATTCAAGCCGTCATCATCAGCATCATCAAGCTCCTCAGGGCTGATAAGACTTTGAAAATTGCAAATTCCATTCAATTGTTGATGAACAGTGCTCCCAATTCCTATCTCTGTTACGTCGCAAGGGCGATTGTTCCTAACTAAAGCGCGAGCATACTTTGTCAACACAAAAAATCCCGCGCCAACGGCAGCCTCGTTGTCATTTATAAATCCTTGGCCTGGCTCAATGACCTTTGATTTATCAACAAGACCAACTCGTGAGACACGAGCTTCAGACGTGTCGATACATTCAAGCTCAATGACCTGATCCTGTCCGTTACTTGCTTTAGGCTCAAAAATATCAACCTCTCGATTGATAACTTTCCAAACAGTTGCACCTATAGAAAACAGCTCGCCAAGCTGCATTGCGTCATCAGCAGCAATCTGCTGAGACTCGATTTCACTGTTAATATCGTCAACACTTGCTTTGTTTTCATAAATGTCTTTGTCGATTCTTGTATTACTAATCAAGTATTTAATGCGGTCTCCAACGGAAACATTCCGCTCACTGCGAAACTCATCGCTAAACGTCACCGACCCGCTTCCGGTGTACTCATAAACACCCATCCTGCGGCTGTAGTTTCTGCCGACGCCAGCCATGCTGGATTTGCGTGTTTCGTTTTTTTTGGGTTGGAATAAACCTGCGATTTTTATTCGCTCAAAATTCAAACGTCCTTCTGGATCCTTGTCAGGGATAGAAACATTGCGCCAGTTGACCCTGTAGGCATTCCCATTAGGGATAGGGGCATAAACGCCAAATTCGTTGTTATTTGCAGGGCTGTACGCATAAGAAAAGCCTTTCTCGTTGTCACCTTCAAACGTGGGACAAAGGAAAACATCTTCTGTTGGAGCGGTACGGCCATTGTTTGGGTCAGCTGAGTGCGCCTCTCCACTGCTACCAAACTGCTTATTGCGCACTTGGATTCGAGGATAACCTGAGGAAGTCGTGTTGCGCTTCCAGTAAAAAGCAACGTTGTCGTCGTAAACAGCGTCTAATGCATTGTTACCAAGGAAGATACCTGCACGATTTGGCTCAATAATTCCGTCAGGTGCAACATTGTCGCCACGACCTTGCTCGCCAACAACAAACATCAGCTTGGCTGATTGCTGCCTGCCATAGCTGAGCATTCTTGACCAAACAAGTTTTGGTGTGACAAGCAGTCCGCCCACGTTCTCAACCGAGTTGTACAGGCCAAAAACGATCGGAATTGGTGAGTTGTAGTCAGCCAGCTCAGCTGTGGTGTCAAAGCCAAACGATGGCGTAAAACGATTGCCACCACGAATACTGTCTAGTTGTCGCTGAGCGTCACCAGACGCCTCAGGTGCTTTTGGCTTCGGGGTAAGCAGATAACTGACAGCACCAAGGACAAGGCCGATTGCAAGCTGTACTAAAAATGTCTCAGCGCCTGTGTTTTGAATATCAGGGATGCCGTCATAGGCAGCAGGTCTGACCTGCCCTCTCTTAATTGCTTCTGCTACGAAATATCGATACTCGTCTTCACTGCAGCCAATCGTTTTGATTAACTGCTTCTCATACGGAAGCAGTGGTAATTCTGAAACAGTCGCACCGATGACCAAGCCACCTTTTCCGATTGCCTGTTGATATAGAGGACTCCGTTCTGCCATGTGACTGCGAATGCCCAAGATTGCTGCGGCAGCAGCAGAATGTCCCCATCATACTCAGCTGTTTTTACGCGAAAACCCCACGACATCAAGTCGCGGCAAATTGACCACTTGCTATCGGTGTACCAAGACTGCTTGAAGGCAGGTGCCTTGATGCCCATACGCCCTAGGGCGACATAACAAAGATGAATGCAGTCAATCTCTTTGCCGCTGCCATCAGCTCCTAGCCGGTAGGGCCTGCCGACAAGATCACCGCAGTCGTACATTGCCAGTCGTAGGAAGTCGGCCAACAAGTCGCTGGGTCAGATTGCGACGAGGAACGTCTGCACCAACAGCATCGAGCACGCTGCCGAGCTGCAAAGTCAATGCTGTCGCATCCCACTTTCCGCCAGTGACTTGACCGTGATACACATGCACGCGAGTGCTGGTGGTGACTGTGGTGGAATCCGGGTCCACTGAAACCACATCAACACGAGCTAGCCACCGATTTTTCACAGCCTCGTCTGCCCATTTCCTAGTCAAAGCATTGTTTGGAAAAACTAAGTTTGCATCCATGCCATCGCCGTTCTTGTTGATCGTTGCTCCGCTAAACCCAAACGGAGCAAACTCATGGTCAACCGAGTCGAAGCTGATGACCTTGCCAATAAAGAAGTTCTGAAAGGCGTATTCAATAGAGCCGTAGTAATCGCCCACGCCAGTTCGCACCGCAGATGGCGGCGTGAAACGCATGAAGTTGCCTACAGAAAAGGTCGTCATACGCCGATTCTCCTGCGAGTGCTGCTGCTCATCTGCAGCCTACGCAGGGTTTGCTGCTCTCCTCGCTGAGCACCTTGTGCAGCAGCTTGCTGCAGACCCTGCTGGAACTGGTCGGCAGTTACATAGTCGACATTGTTGATGCGCTCAACGCTAAAACGAACATCAATCGGTGACGCAACACCAACGCCACTGCCTTCTGACATTGAGGCAACACCATTGCCTGGGATGACGCCAGGGCCACGCACGCCGCGTGAGTACCGAGCCATGCTCTCCCGCATCTTGGACTGAGGAATGATGTACTCAGGCTCACCACCCTCGCCAACCATCCCAAGAGTTGGCTGGCTAACTACGCCGCCTTGATTAAATGCTTTGAAGCCGCCTTGGACATAGCCGCCTTCTGCAAATTTAAAACCACTAGGAAGACTGCCCATGGATGGCAGCCCTAAGTCGGTGCTAAATAAGGACTGTGAATCTAAATTTGAAGCTAGTCCACCACCACCGCCACCCCCACTAGGAACAAAGGCTGCAACGATTTGACTGATAAACTTCACCGCTTGCATCTTGATCGCCTCAGCAATGATCTGAGATGCCATGTCTGCAAAGTGATTAGCAACACTTTGGAAGAAGTTAGCCAGCGCCTCCCGTGCCGAAGCCTGTCCAGTTATGACTTGCTTGAAAGAGTTGCCGAATGCATCGCCGATAGCATTTGCCGCTCCAATAACTTGATTAGCTGGATCAACTAACTTCTCAAAATTTCTGCGCATTTCCGCCAGCTCTTTATTGATGCTGGTGAAAAAGTCAGGATCAAGTTGCTGCCGATAGACCGCAAGGGTCTTCTCGATCATCTCGTCACTAGCACCTCCTTCCTCTAGTTTTCTGCGCTCACGTTCAATCTGCAGTCGGATGTATTCTTGTTCAGTAATCAGGCCAAGCTTGTACTGGCGGTCTTCAAGGGAGGCTTGCAGGCCACGTTGTACTTTCAGCTCGTCCTCTTTAATTTTCTTCATTGCTGCCGCAAAATCAGCGTGAGCTTGTTCTTGCAGGTTGATGCGCTTGTTGACATCCTCTGTCTCTTCTTTTGCGGCAGTCAAGTCAAGAGCAAGCTGCAGATGCGCCTGAAGCCTTAGGTCCTCGGTTGCCATTGCACCACGCATTTGACGGCGCAGAGCAAGCTCGATGTCACCCATTGGGGTGGCACCTTTAGTAGTTGGATCTGCTTCAGGATCGGCAAAATCAGTTGGGGTGTAAGACATTTGAGCGTTGATAGCTCTACCTGTCATGCGGTCATACTTAATACCTGCAACCTCATAGCTGCTGGCTAGCTTCATTGCCAGCTCTAAATCACCTGCAGCAATCTTTGCAGCTTTAAGCTGCCTGGTTAAGGCTCGAATCATTCGATTATTAGTTTCCTTCCCAAGCCGATCTTCTAGTTCTTGAACCTTGTCATTCATCTCGCGAAGTCTGTCATTAGCCTCTTCGTTAGTAGTCTCTCCAGCTATCACTGACTTGTTGAACTCAGCGTTCTTTTTGCTGTGCTTCACTAAAGCAACTGTTGCGGCAGTGATCCCTGCAGCTAAAGCAACCCAAGGATTAAGCAACGATGCAGCTGTAAAGCCCTTCATCGCCACAGTTGCCTTGCCAAGAGCGGTGCCGAGAGCCGTTGCAATCCCTATAAGGTTCTGCAGGGCAAGTGCAACCCCAGCCGCGCCAGCGACGATCAAAAGCTCTTTGAAATTTGCAATCAAGAATGAAGAGACATCTAAAAGCACATTCAATCCGTTGGCCGCAGCCACAGCGCCTGCCTTGATGGCAGGAAGTATGTCGATAATGAATTTGCCAAACGCTTTCTGCAGTTGAGCGCCAATTGGCTGCAAAGCTTCTCCAACCTCTCGACGCACTTGCTCAAAAGCAACCGTAGCCCGTGCGCCAGCATCTGCACTGCTGTCAGCAATCGCACGCGCAGTTTCTTCATACTCTGGGCCCAGGCTAATGATAAATTTCATCAGCTGATCAAGTCCAACCGTGCCAGCCTTTAATGACTTCTGAAGCTCAGGCAGTGTCATATTATTTGCCTCTGCAAATTTAGTAACTGCGCCAGGCAATCTTTCACCCAACTGCCCAGAAAGTTCTTCGGCGCTAACTTTACCCTTAGAGAAAGTTTGCACCATAGCTGTTATCGCTGACTCAACATCTTGCGCTCCGCCGCCTGTTGCCTTGATGGCAGATGTGATGTTTCTGAATACAACCTCCGCGTCGTCTACATTGCCGCCAGCACCAATTATTGCTGCCGACAATCTTGTAATACCTTTGGTCGATACAGCGATGGGTACATTGAAATCTTTGGTGACTTGATTGGCTGCTTTCAAAGCGTCCGTATATTCAGGACCTGCAACACCTTCAAGGGCGATTTCTAGCTTTTGCAGTTGAGCAGCATACTCAGATGTGGCTCCAAGAGCCTCTCGCATCATTTTTGCCTGTGCGCCAATTGCCGCACCTGCTGCGACACCAGCGACCCCACCAACAGCACCACCAACAGCCGCACCTATTGCGCCTTCAGGACCACCAAATACACCACCTGCTGCAATACCACCTAAACCTTGAGCAACTCCACCAAAGGTTGGACGCCGACGACGCTTGTTCAACTTTTCAAGTCGACGATCAACTTTTTCAATCTGTACGCCAAGCTCGCGGAAGTCTTGGCTTGTGGGATCGAGGCCAGCTCGAAGCTGTGCGAATGCAGTCCTTTGCGCTTGCAAGCTGTTGATACTTCCGTTAGATGCAGCAGCCTGTCGGTTGATCTCCGCTGTAACTTGCGAAAGCGAGCGACCCATCATCTCGGTCGCTGCTTTGGCCTCAGTAGATCCAATGGAAGCAATTGTTCTGAAAAGGCCAGTGGCCTCTGCTGGCTGATCGGCCATGCCACCACCAGCAAACCCGCCATATCGACGAGAACGCTTTCTTTCCCTTCTAGCAATTGCACTTTGCACCGGATCTCTTGGTGCAAACATTCCAAACTGTTCTTGCTGTCCTAGACGCCCACGGATTTGCTGCTTTCTTGCGGCAGTGCCAAATGGATCACCAATCTGTGATTCCAGTGAATTAATCTCACGGAGAGCATTCACATAATCTTTTGAGCCAATCGCAATGTTGGCAAAATCTTCCCTCAGCTCTGTTAGTCGCAAAGACAAAGCTGCTGTTGTGCGTGGAAGTTCAGTTGTTACCTGGAAGGCTGTTCTTGGATCTGCCGGACCTTCTGCCCCAGTCCGACCAGCCGCAATAACGCCCTGCCTGGCTTGAGCTCTTTGGAAAGAACGAGTTCTTTCCTGAATGTTCCTTAGAACAGTTGCATACCTGTCACTTGTGACACTGAGTTCCTTCAGCTCTTCATTGAAAGCTGCAATTTGACTTCCAAAAGTCCCAGCCTTTCTTCCTGGAATCTGTGAAGAGACTTGAGCAAGCGTGGAAACTTTTCTTGTCGTTTCGTCAATCTGCTTATCAGCAGCAGCAAGTTTCTGCTGATAATCAACAATATCTTTTGTAAGAGCACGAAAAGCTGCGCCGTTAAGTCCAGCCTGATTTCGTAAAGACTTAAGTGCTGAAAGCTTGCCAGCAATTACATCGCGACTTGCGCTGCCATCTCTGTTAAAGGCTTTGATAGCCTTTCCAAGTTTTATTAAGCCAGCGTCTGCAGGTCCTGCAGCTTTAGACAGGCCAGTCAGAGCAGACTTCAGCTGCGTTACGCCTTCAATCCCGTCAACGCCCAGCTTGATTAGAAGGTCGCCAACAGTCTTAGCCATCTGCCTTCTTGCTGAATTCGGTCAATGCAGCGG